CTCCAGAAATGTATCTTCTCCAAATAACTTTTTAAGGTTTTGAGTTCTTAACTCTTGTGCGTATGGGTCACTATGTAAACTAGTGACAGCGACAAACTTATATCCGTGTTTCTCTGCCAACAATTTCATATAGTGTTGTGCATCCCTCAGAGGGGGCAGAAATCCGATAGCGGCAGAACTGTTGAACTGATTAGTCAATCTCTGACCTTCTGCCTGCGTTACGCCAAATCTCTGGGAAACTTTATACTTGAGTTTCCAATCTTCGCCTACTGGGTTCATCCCATTATGCGCCATCCATGTGAAAAATGCAGTCTCCCAATCTAGGCAAACTCCATCACAATCCGTCAAAATTACTTTTTTATGTTTAACCATTACCACCCACTCGTAGCATGTACATACGCATCTGGGCATCCGTACTCGCCACAAAAACATTGGCCACCAGCGTGGTCAATCTCATCATCAAATTGTTCACAATATCCATCGATATGTGCTTGTTGTCCAGCATCTAACTGGTCATAGGTAGTGCCTTTGGGGGCACCCATTTTCTCAATCAACTGATTCATAGTTACTGTCAATGCGATTTCTTGTTCTGCCATATTAAACTCCCGCCAATTTGATTGCATATTGGTACATAGTCATCGCACCATCATCGGTTTCAAATCCATCCTCACTAGCAAAGTCCATTGAAGAAGAACCCATCACCCTGTCAGCAAGACCGTGTTTTGCGATAATCAAAGCACACTCTTCAAGGTTTTTGCCGTGAATGTTGTTCTCATAAGTGTCATTCTCAAGAACGAACACAAGACCACCATCTTTTGCACCTACGAAATTGATTTTATTTGTCATATTATTTCCTCTCATGATTTATCTTACATAATGATCATGACAGAATTGGGGGCAAAAGTCAAGCGTTTGGGCGAAAAATCCGCCTCTGTAAGTCATTGATTTAACTGGAAAAAGCAAAAAAAATGAAAATAATTTTCACTCATTTGGTCTGTATTTGTCGTAATATCGTCCCCATTGCCATTCTTCGGGTATTTCACCGTCAGCTCGTATCAAATGGGACTTGCCAGATGGTTCTACACACCACCTCATTTTGGGGCGTGCGTATGCCTTCTGTCGTATTAGTTCTATGGTATGTGCTTTGTGTTGTCTCCCATACATGGGATTGAATTCACCCCTTCGCGTACCTGTCATAGTCTGCGATATCTTCGCTCTGTGCGCCTCTGACAATCCTGTAGAATTGGGGTTACTTTGACCTAGTTTAGCTTGTTTTATGCGTTCTCGACCCTCTGGCGTGTGCCAAGCGGTACGGTCTCTGCATCTATCAACTATCGGTAGGTCTGTTGGGTTTTGTGTGATAACATACTCTCTGACCTTTTCAACGGTAGAGAATTTGATTATCATCTCGCGTGGTTTTGGGACTTCCTGTAGACTATTTTCATCTACAATCCAAAATTCATTCTTCCAACCACCGCATTTAAACAAAAAGAATCTACTAGGTCGTGCCATCTTCCCTTAAAAAACTCAGCTGATTCTCTTCTGATACTTCAAGGTCATCAAGTGCTTCTAGTTTATCCTTGAATTCAGCAATTTTGCCAAGTTCATCCTCAATCGTTTGCATTATATCTGGATGTTCTGCAACTCCCACGCCTTTTTGCATCAGAACTTGTACATTTATTTTATGCTTGTTTATCTGACTATCAAAATAGATTTTTAAAGTGTGGATTAGTTGATTGGTTAAGTCCGCCATTATCCTTCCTTTTTCTTTCTGGTTGCCCTCTTTTTCTTGGGTTTATTGTATTCAGTAATGCCCAGAGGTTCCATTAGTTTTTCTAACTTCGGGTACAGTCCAAGTAAAGTACCATCCTTCACGGCAGTTAATATCTTTGCCTCTGCTGGATGTACACCCTCAAGAATCTGTAACCAATTCATTTCTTGTTTCCAAGTTGGCAGATTCTTCATGTTGGATTGTGGTTCTGTAAACTGTTTGATTCTACGCCACTCCATTTGGATAGATGTTGCACCTAATCCATCTGGCGTATCCTCTTCTAGTTTAGTAGTTTCGGGCATTCCTTCTGGTAATCCCCATTCTGGTTTCTCCGCACCTACACCAATTCGCACTATAGGAACTAGCGTTTGGTTGGTTTGACCCCATTCTTTTAAGCGATTTACTTGGTCGCCTACGGTTTCTCCTTCAAATACATAGTCGAAACCTTCATTCATTTGTCTAAATTTTCTCATGTTTTACCTCATTAAAATTCATCAATCACCTCAATAAGTCTGTCAAGACTAAAGTTCGTAAAGTATTTATACATGTCTTCAGCCGACTTATTTAACTGTGCTGTATACTGGAATACTATTTGTTCCTTAATATCCTCTGGTGTTTGTGATAAATCCACCATAGTTTTATTTCGGATATAGGCAGCAGCCATTTCACCTGTCACCCATTCTTGTGGTTGTTGCGTTTTCCATTCAGCAATGAGTGTTTTACGAATAGGTCTCTGTCGTTTACCTACAACAAACGAATCATCCTCACTCAATATGTTTGGTACACCATCGCCTTTATCACCGCGTATGATATGTTCTTTCAATATCGCTTCAGCGGATTCTTTAATCTTGATAAACTTTTTCTTCAATGGCGAAAACTGGGCGACATTATCCCACTTCTGCAACTGTTGAAAATCGTGGTCACCAGATACAATAAGAAATGGTTTAGGTGATTCAAATAATCCCTCCTGTACCAAATCATTTTCTTGACTCCACTCTGCCAATGTACCAATAACATCATCTGCCTCCGCACCATCGACATCTATAACTGGATACGGCATATGTTGTTGTAACTCGTGCTTGATTAGTGAAAGTCCCTCAAAGATAGAAGTCCAATCGTACCCACTATCCTCGCGTGTTTTCTTTCTACTTGCCTTGTATTGGGGAAATACTTGTCTCCTCCAATATCTCCTGTTATCACAAGCAATTACTAGGTCACCATACTCCTCACCATACTTTGTTTTATAACTCCGCAAAGTATTGAGTATCATATGGCGAACCAAATCTATATTAATATCACCATCTTTAGAACCATTGAGTTCTACCATAAGATTGCCGATACTAATTTGGTTATAATCAATCAATATCATCGTCTTGCTCTCCCCATACAAATCCAAGGTCTTTGTAAAATACCCCTTTCTGGCGTTTAATATTGCCTTCTTTATCGTATGCTGGAACAACACATTCCCAGACTACCTTCCTATTCTGGTCTTCGCCTGCGAAATTAGATAACCATACTCCATGCTTCAGATAAGTTTCCATTTGTCTAATGTAACCCTTTACTGATTCAAGTTTAGCAATAGCACCCTTCTGATTTGCCCTTATCTCTTGATTAAGAGATGGTATCATATCTTTGTTGTATTTAATCCAACCCTTAACCTTGTTATATGATAACCAATCGTCATCGGGTTTCGCTAATACATCTGGATGTATATGCTTCAATTTAGGCGGGTTCTTTTTCAACCTCGCCTCACGCGCTTTCGCTAGTCTTTCAATAGCGGCAGCTTTCTGTTCCTCAGTCATAGGTTTTCTACGCCTACGCTTCGGTTTGTCTGGACGAAAATCGTCCTTAGTTATTCTTTTTGCCATTACTGGACTCCTTTATGTTATATAGTATATATGATAACACAAGTCTAGTCCAAGTGTCAAGCGTTTTTTATGCTGAAACGGCGATATTTCCTATTTGGTCAACCAATAAAGTTCTCCATTGCTGTTTTTCTGTGTCGAAAACAGTCAAATGAGAGTCTTTTACTGGCGATGGGTTCTTTACCTCTGGAATTAGACTTGGAATCAATGTAGCGTGTACATCTCTTGCCGTGCCGTCCTTCTTGGTGTAGGAAATGATTGCTTTCCCATCTACTAGCATTTCAACTAGTTGTTCTCTATTCAATTTACTCATAATATTCTCCTATTAATGATTTCACTATACATCCGCTCTGCGAATACTGTATGACATTGTTCATTGGGATGACCGCCAGGCATTTCACCAATGTACATGTCGTTACTTCCATGTGGTGTGTTTCTAGTCACCTTTGAAAAGTAATTCCTGTATGGGTGATTATCAAATTCTTTCAAACTTATCACCGCATTATATAATTTGTTAAACTTTTTACTCATATGAGATTTCTTCACATATTTAAACCATGTAACATAATGTTCGCTTATCTCCTTGTCAAATACACCTGTAGTTTCTGGTAACTCCCATTTGTTTTGCATCAACTTCAGCAACATCACATCCTCAGGCAACTCTGTTATTCTTTCTAACTCTTCTTTTATTAATGAACAAATTGTCATACCTTCCAACATATCAACAATCAAATGCGGTATGTTGTAATATACAAACATGTTGTGCAAATATAAAATGTGTCTCAAATAGTCAAAGTAGTTTTGTATCTGGGTGTTGATTAAAAAGAATCCTGTAATCTCTTCTGACATATTCTTATAATGACTTTCGTGTATGTCTCCACCCATAAAACTCATTAATTGTTTTTGTTCACCCCAATTCCAATGGCTGTATTCTTCATGTCCGCCACCCATATCTACGCCTGGCCCATATATACCACCACCAGCCCAATCTTCAAAGGTGGGTGTTACCTTTGATGGATTCCATTTCTTTATAAAGTCTAGACTTATGGGTATCTGGAATCTGCTGGGTTCAGTCATCTGTATGACCGCGAGAGCTACAGTATTCTCTAGTAAATAGTCTTGTGTTGTTCTCCATGTACGCCAATTAGAACCACCACCCCTAGCAAGGTTCTTTGGTTCCATGTTTAACTTATCAGCAAGTTTAGTAGACCACCTTTCTCGGTTTCTATAAACAGTATCGACATGCTGATATTCCATGCCTTTTTCGCCAGTACTTTTGTGCCAGAATGTTCTGGTTTCTTCTCCTAACTCAGCGCCAAGAGTAATCGAACATCCATTCGTAAAAAGTTTTGGCATGTAATCTACCTCATAAAATCCTGTCAAATGTGAGTCTGACTGTTCTTCCACCAGCAGCATAACTTGGTATCACCTCAAAATGGTTATCAAAGATATCATCGATATCTAACATTATATAGAGATTAGGTGTAGCGTATATACCAAACTTAAAGCTGACAGTATTAATATCATCAATTCGTCTTGTGTCAAAATCTAATCCCTTATCAAATTCTCCTAGATACTCCACAGCGGCATCCCATTGTAAACTACCAATATGTCCAGATGTCCAGTAACTTATCTTAGTTTTATATCTAGGTATTCTAATCTTATCTGTTTCTGTGTACTCAGTATACACGAAAAGAGACCCATTGTCAAGCAAAATTTGGTCTTGATAGCGGATTCCATGCGTGGAATATTCACCAGAATTCACATATTGGTATCTATTATAGTCAAAGTCGATACCTTCATCAAATTCGTAGTAGTAAATGGACACATCCTTGTATCCAAATTCTGTGCCAATACCCTCTTCTGGTTGTAATGATGGATTAGATGTTACCCACCCATCACCAAACTGTTCATATAGATTAGGCAGTCTGTAACTATTCCCGATTGAAAATCTCGCGTCTTGCCACTCCATACCAACCCTCACAATGTGTTGTTCAGCTGAGGCAGCAGTACCCTCAAGAAATTTATATCCAATCCCAATGAAATCGTTTTCCCAGTTCCAGTAAGCTGAATATGAGTCTCTATCTACTTTGTCATAATGCTCAGTCTGTGCTGTTACTCCTAGCACATGACCATGATTTTCATATACTGTGAAATCTAGATAACTTCTATCTGACTCCATAATATATCCAGTATTATGTTCCGCCTCGTTTGTGGTATGTCCCAAGACTAGATATTTGGTTCTGATTGATATAGTATCTTTCTTACCCTTAACATCACACATCCAATCTTCCCATTCACTAGGTGGCATCATCCACCAGCATTGGTCGTAATCAGAATCATAATTGATACTTTCCAGATTTACCTTAACATTTTGATTCGCGTAGGCAAACTTTACTGTGGTGTTTTCATACCAATCCGACTCATTATTATATGTCATAGCAGAACCAGTAGTACCATTATAGTGGGCAACTTGTACGCCTACCTCATGTACATTCGGATACCACTCATAACTGGCAACTAATGATGATTCGTTCTCACCAAATCTACCTACTAGATTTCTTTCAAAGTTATCCTCAATAAGAACAACTCCTGCCATAGAACCACTACCAAATTGGACGCTGTTAGGCCCAGATATTAGTTTTATGTTTTGAAATGCTAGTAAATCGTTACCAAAATCGTACCACCCAGAACTGGGGTCATTGACAGGCATACCGTTTTTATATACTGCGGTATGCTTTGAATCAGTACCATTTAATTGTATACCATGAAATCCACCCATGCCACCAGCGACATATCTTTTAGTGTAATCAATACTCTCTAAAAGATTATTGTCATATGTTGGGTCAGCGTATCCAATATATACTTTGGAACCAATTACGATAGTCTCTTCTATTTCTTCTGCATAGGCGCCGAGACTAAGCATCGCCAATGCAATCATTACTATATTTTTCACATTACTCCGTGTTGCGTTTTTTATCAATTAACCATTCCAATTTCTTTTTATCGGTATCGGAAAGGTTCTCCATTCCAGAACTAGTACCATACTTGTCCTTCACCCAATCATCCATCTCTGGTAAATCATCGGTAGGCATACCATCTGGTTCTGCTTCTGGTATAATTTGCTCTTCAACTACTGTTTCATCAACTGACATTGGTGTTATGAGTTCTCCTTGTCTTTCCTTCCAACTAAGGTTGGCAGCAAGTACTAACACAATAGCCAATGGGTCAAATACAAACACTAGTAATAAAATAAGAAGTGTGACGGCATTATCTACCGCACCAGCACCGCTGTTACCATAGAGCAACTGGGCAACATATTTAATCGGGCCAACTTCTTTTTCTATGTCCCTTACAATAGATTGTTTATCGAACAACTCTATGTTGTACTCATCAATCTTTACATATGCACTATCAATTCTTTCTTGTATAGTGTCAATTTGTTCATCTCTGGATGCTTGGTCATCAGCACCCTGTTCTCGTAATCTGTTTATCTCTCTGTTCGCACCATCAATGGTATCCTGTACAGAGGCCCTGTACTCACCTATTTGGTTACGATACCCAGCAATCTGGGTCTCCGCGTATCCTCTCAGTTCACCCATCTCCAGAGCAATCCTGTCTCTCTCTGGTTTTTGTTCCTCGCGTACTTGTCTACCTTTCGCTACATTATCAACTACTATATCTCTTTGAAATGCGCCTGCATCTTGTGTGGTTGTCCCTTGGTCTGTGTATGACTTTACTATAGCATCAAGGGCATCTAACTCAGATTGTTTCTTACTTAAATCTGATTCTAATCCTTCTCGTATCTTTTCAATCTGGTTCTCTGCATATTCTACATCATCTTGTATTCTGTCCCATGCTGTATCTCGTATCTCTTCCTGTTGTTTGATACTCTCTGACACATCCAGACTACCACCAGATTCTATTCTGGCTATCTGTTCCTCTGCTGTGGTGATTCTTAGGTTCTCTCGTTGTATAAGGTCTTCTATTCTTTCTACCTGTGCTACCGCGTCACCTGTAGATGCGGATTGGTCTAGGTGTGCCTTAGATAGGAATCCAAATATACCTATAGATGTAATAACTGACAATATAATTAC